AACAGCCAACGTAACTGGTGGTAATGTGTTGACAGGTGGCTTAGTATCAGCAACCGGTACTATCACCGGTTCGAGTCATTTGGGTGCAGTTGTATCAGTAACTGCTAACGTAACTGGTGGCAACATCTTGACAGGTGGATTGATTTCTGCAACTGGCGCAATTACAGGCGCGGCCATCACAGGCTCAAGTTTAACCGTATCAACTGGCAACGTTAGTGCCGGTAATATTGTCAACAACAATGCCAACGGTGTTGGCAATATCGGTAACTCAACAGTTTATTTTAACACTGTGTTTGGCAAAGCAACCACAGCACAGTACGCTGACTTAGCAGAACTTTATTCAACCGACGCTGAATACGCACCAGGCACTGTGTTGATTTTTGGTGGCAAAAATGAAGTTACTATATCAACTACCAATGCTGATCCGCGAGTAGCCGGAGTTGTATCTACCAACCCTGCTCACTTGATGAACAGTGTGCTTGAAAGCGAACACAAGGTGGCAGTGGCTCTTCAAGGTCGTGTGCCAACGTCAGTAACAGGTACCATACGCAAAGGTGACATGATGGTCACAGCCGGCAATGGATATGCACAAGCCAGTGCCGCACCTGCCATGGGCACAGTGATCGGCAAAGCATTGGAAAACTTTGACGGCGTGTCAGGTACAATTGAGATTGTGGTCGGCAGACTATAAAGTCTGTTCTATCTGCTGAATTTTTTGTTGCACAGCGTCAATATTCATGGTATTCCATAACCCAGGATGCATGGGCTTGGGCCAAGTGCCAGCGTCAATCCAGGCATATCCCAAGTGCTCATAGTTGAGTCTAGGCACAAATTCAGTGTCCACAACACATATCCAGGTGTGATATTCAAAAGCCAAATCTGCTGATGTAAACTTTTCCAAGGGTATCAATCTCAAGTAAGTGGGAAAGAAACCCAGTTCTTCAATACACTCACGTTCCATCCCACCTAGCAAGGTTTCGCCAGTTTCGATCTTGCCGCCAGGCAGGCCCCAGGCACCCGGATGCTTGACGTCGTTTCTCAAGAGATAGAGATAGCGTTTGGTGTCCCGACTGCGGAACCACACTCCCACTGCCTTCAAAGCACTAGACTCCATGTGCCTCCAACATACACACCTTGATAACTCTTGACCCATTCGACACCAGTCCATTCGTATTGAACACCTGTGGTAATGTTTGTGACATATTGAACAGTTGCCGCTTGAGCCACACTGTTAAAAACAATTCGCCAGTAGATACCAGTCCATTCAATCACATCATTGGCACTTGCTACCAACTGTTGTCCCACAGCACCTTGCCATGCTTCTGGAGGATATGTGTTGATTGTTGCGCCAGTTGCGTCAGTTAACAAATAGCGTTGACCCACAGCCGGTGCAGGCAATCCATAATTGGGACCAGATATTAGTGGATCAATAATGGCAGTGATAGGATCCAAGGTGTTTTGTGGTGCTGTGTCTTGATCAATATCATAAATCAACAATCGATCATCGTTGGGATTGATCACAATGGTTCCCACAATTGTAGTACCATCCTCTTGATCCAGACGTATTTGACTGATACCCGGGCGTAACACACCGTAGGCACTGATCACAGCCGGCCATAACAGGCTACTGCCTGCTACAATTGCTGTGGGGGTCAAATCATCATTGGCACCATTGGGCACAATAGTACGGCCTTGCAAGCATTGTATTTGATTGCCAATTACCACAGTTTCATAATTCCAAGGAGTGACTATGACTCTGGTGCCCAACAACAAGTCATTGTCTGTGACCGCATTGCTTAGATCACCTTGCGCATCATACATGCTCATGATCACACGTTCTACCACGCCCAGTTTCTTGACCTTGGCCGGTGAACTAATCCATATGGGCAGGCTAAACTTGATAGTGGCCATGTCAATGGGATTTTCAGTACCAATTGGCACAGTTCTTGACGTCCAGGTCACTGACTCTAGATCAACCACACTCAGGCTAGTCCAGTCAATAAAGTTGTCGGTGCTTTGCACTTCCAGACTGGGATTGAACAAGGTCAGTATTTGTTCCAACAACTGCATTTTTTGATTGGTATTGCTTGTCCAGATGTCCAGTGTAATTCCTAGTTTATAAGGCACAGGCATCAGTCGCTCTACTGTGAACGCATTGCCTTGGGTGGTTTCAAATGAGTCAGTTTCGGTATCATAAGCACGTTGGCGAACTTGAATTTTGCTCACATGATACGGCTCTTGCATTCTGGGACGATCATAATCTAAACTTGATACGTAGAACGTCATCAGCGGTGAGGCTGGCATTGAGTTGCGACTATTCTCCTGGATAATAACTTGAGCATTACGACTAGCATCTCCGTAACGAACAGGCACACGTATTAGTGCGGCATTGTTCACGCCATCTGTTTCGTTGCCATATTCAATTTGAAAGTTGCTGACAATTCGTGTGAACTGCAATAAAAATCTGCGTATTTGCGCATCGTAAAAAAACATTTGACTCATGATTAACTCGATTTCTGGCCCGGTTGTGTATCAGGTGGCGGATTGGGATCCTGAAAACCTTTCTGGTCTCCATTGTCTGCACGTGGTCTCAGTATCTGGCTGAGACTCTGACGTTGTGGGATATTACCAAGATCTGTTGTGGACGTAGTGTATGTATTGTTGACAAAGCCCGACCGTAAAGTATCATTGGTAGGCCCGTTGTTGAGATTTGTTCGCACTTTGTCCTCAATTTTGACCCAACGTCGGCTGTCGTAGCGGAACAGTCGATTGGGAAAGTAATCCACTCGCAAGCAGTAGTCGCCGGCCACAGCACCCAATGGGAATTGTACTCCTGAAGTAACTGGCAGCCCATTTGGCGGAACCCCATCACCGGACAAGTAGCCCACGGTATAGCCATCGGCCTTTGATGTGACATTCATGCCACCTTGTGTACCATCCACTGTGTCGCCACTCTGGTTTGTTAGACCAATTGGATTGGCTGGTTGTCCGTTGTCCAGGGTAGGCACAACATACAGCGGTTTGACATCGTAACCACTTAGTGGAACCTCTACATCTGCCTGTGTGAGTATGGCATCGTTGATTTGATTGTCTTTGGGACGAGTGCTGAACACATCGCTTTGTGTAAGTGGAGTATACAATTGCCAGTAGTCAGTGTTTGTGATGTCTGTACCAGCAGGTACGTTTTGTCGGGCTTGATAGTACACATCGCCGTAGTTGGTAATCCAGCCAGTGGGATAGAAGTTGCCGTTGTCCCAGATATTTTCGCTGACCACAGGTTTCTTGAGTATGTCTTTGAACTCTTGATTGTTGGTCATTGGTGTGGCCTTCACACGCCAGGTGTGTGGCAACCAGGTTTGGCTCATGCCCTCTGTGGCATAGTCAGCATCTTGCACCACATAGTAACGAGGTAATGGCTGGGGAATAGACGGGTTCAATGGATAGTAATCTTTTAGATTGGGCACTTCTAGCACGTCACCGTTCATGATTTTACGTCCTAATATGTCAATCATGTCGTTGAAGTGGAATGTGATGAACAACGTATCGTTGTTCAAGAACAGGCCAAATTGTGTTAGATCAAAGTCAATGTCTTGATGATTGTACACGCCACGCATGCAATACACGTCTGGATCGTAAATTCTGTCACGGTTTTCTAACAACAGGAGATCTTGGATGTTCAAAGGATCCAAGTTATCATAAGTGGGCTGGGTGGCATCACCGTTGCCCGAAAATGCACTATCTTCGCCTCCGGTTTGCGGTCCCATGTATCGGTGCAGGAAAATGTCGAGGCCACCTACAGTGTATTGCTCACTTATGATGCGGTCAAGGAATTGATAATCTCGAGTCCGGTTGGGCCGGTACATGCTCAGGCGTGGAATTTTAATTCTCCTAAAATTAATTTACAATTGTCGTTGTGCCAGCGTATTAAATTTGATTGGCCACCTACAACTGTCTTACAATGTTGACATTGAAATTTAGGTTTTGGGACTTTAAGTTTTGCAAGAGTTTCTTCTGTGTGTTTCTTTCCAAAAAAGTGATTGCTCTCTCCAGTTAGTCTTATTCCAAACATGTGATTTTTGTCACCTGTGGTGGCTAATCGTTTCTCACCTTTGCGCGATTTATTGACACTAATCATAGTTTTTCTTCTAATTTCTTTGGCATCGATACTTTCATTGTCAGCACGTTTTCTAGCCGCTTGTTTTAATTTTTCTTTCCAAGACTCACTGAACTGCCTATTTTTAAGCATTACATTTAATTGAATCTTAAGGTTCTCGTATATTCTTGATGTAATTTGATATCTGGGTTGGCTAGAATTTTTGCTATGCATCATTCGCTTACAAGCATAGGCCATTTTTTTTTGATTTACTCCGGTAACCATCTTGGTAAGCAACCAATGGCAAACAAAATGCTCACGGGCAGTAAGCCTAACCAGATTGTCTATGCTATTGTTTCCTCCGAGGCTTTGGGGAACAATATGATGTTTCTCTGTATAAACATCTCGTGGCAAAATTCGAGCCCCTGCTTGCCCGACGAGTTGATTATACCAACGTGTATATTTGCTATCATTGAAGATCATGCAGTATTTATGGGCGGTTGACCAATAAATCCCAAAGTGCTATAATTACTGTATTACCACTAAAGGAGCCCTGATGAAACCCATTAAACTGCTGAACCCCCGTAGTTCTGATACCAATGTCATGGGTGGAGAGCCTCCGTGGAAAACACAACCCACAGAAAATCGCATCAGTGCCCTGAGCAAAGCATTCAGTTGGTACAACTATTTTTACGGCAAAAAAGATGCTCGTGAAATGATTGTGAACTACTTGGAGTCGCAGGATCGCAAGGCAGATGTGCGAGTACTAAAAAGCATTCCAGATTCGGCTATACGCCTAACCACAGGCTGGTTATGTCGCATGAAGATGGTGGGATTAGAGTTAAGCGAAACAGAACAGATCAAACTGGACAACTTGCTAAAAGAAATTTTATCCAGCAAACAAACAGTTGAGGCGGATGCTGAGCCAGCCCAAGAAGGACCAGCCCGGCCTAACATACAAGATCGCCTGAGAGAAAAAGTTGGCGAGTGTGCGGCTGAGTTGGATGGCATGTTTGATGAATTCATGATGGCCGGTGCCAAGATGTCAGCAGACTACAAGCCTATCATGGTAATCCGTGGTATGAACGTGGCGCCACAAATGACCAGTGAAATCTCCAATCGTTGGAAACGCAAACTGGCAGAGTTTGAAGAGGCAGTGGCGGGCAAGGATCCATTGCTGGTGGAAGCATACTCGTACCTGACCAAGATTCAATTGCGTAATTGCGTAAAGTTTTGCGAAGCGGTGATCAACGACTGCGGTGCTTATGTTCAGATCAAGAAAGTGGAACGCAAGCCACGCAAGGTCCGGACAGTACCCCCAGAGAAACGTGCGGCCAAGTTCAAACACACAGCAGAGTTTGTGGAACTCAAACTCAAAGGACTGCCAGCCGCAAGTCTAGTGGACAAGGCCGAAGCCTGGTTGTACGATACCAAGAAACGCAAGTTGATTCATGTGGTAGCAGACAGCCATACACAGGCATTTACCATCAAGAACAACAGCATTATTGGTTACAGTACTGTGGAAACACTGCAAAAAACTGTGCGCAAACCAGCAGATGTTGTCCGAGCCATACAGGCCGCAGGCAAGCCAGCCTCTAGAAAGATCTACCGGGATCTAACCACTACAGAAACACCCTGGAATGCCCGGGGTACTGAGAACTTGATCATACTTAAAGCCTGGTAAATAAGGGGGAACGGAGTCTCCCCAATGGCTGAACAAAATACCTTACCCGAGTTAAAGCAAAATCTTATTGAGTATTGCAAATTGACCATGGGTGATCAAATCATTGATCTTGAATTAGACCCTGCACACTACGAAGCGGCATATCAGCGTACTCTAGGCGTTTATCGCCAACGTGCTCAAAATGCCTATGAAGAAGCCTACATCTTCATGGAGTTGATTCGAGATCTCAACATTTATACTTTGCCACAGGAAGTGCAAAGTGTACGTCAAATTTTTCGCAGAACATTTGGCGACTCAACAGGACCGTTTGCATCAAATTTTGATCCGTTTGCACAGGCAAGTATCAACGTTTACCTTATGAACTTCAACGTGGCAGGTGGCTTGGCCACATACGACTTCTACTCACAGTATGTTGAACTTGCTGGACGCATGTTTGGTGCATACATGAACTATACCTGGAATCCTGTGACCAAGAAACTGCAACTGATTCGTGATCCAAAAGGCACTGGCGAAAATGTCCTGCTCTGGGTGTATCAGACCAAACCTGAAATCCAGTTGCTGAGTGACTACCAAATTCAGCAGTGGATTCGGGATTACATGGTTGGTGCTTGTAAAATGATCATTGGTGAAGCACGTGAAAAGTTCTCGACCATTGCTGGACCACAAGGTGGCGGGCAACTAAACGGTGCCGCAATGAAGAGCGAAGGGCAAGCCATGATGGATGCCAAAATTGAAGAACTCAAAATGTACGTGGATGCAAGTCAGCCACTTACTTGGGTGATTGGTTAATTAAGCAATTTACGGGCCGCATCTCGTGCCCGTTTCTTTGCACTAATAATTGCCTTGGTTTCAGCAGACTGCACTCTACCTTTTTGACCTTGGCTTATTTTTAGTTTGTGCTCCTCAGTGAACGCTCTACCTTTAAGAGTTTGGCTTCGTTTAAAATTAGATTCAGCAGTTTGCTTCTTTCCTAAATTAAATGCCCGCAGTTTATTTTTTGACTCTTCGGTCCATACTCGTTCTTGATTAGATTTAATACAAGCCAATTTTCTTTTTTCCGACGGAACAAGATTAAACGTGCCGTCTCCGCCGTCGGTTAAATTTCGAAGTATTCCTGTCTCTAAATCTTTGCGACCATACCATCTTATCAATTGTCGCTCAATTGCAAGAGCACCGATATTGGTAAGATTGGATTCTACTATCACAATTCTATTAGCATCAGTAGGAATTTTGACATTGTGCTGTTTGGCCCAGGCTCTGTATCCTTTGCCTTTTCCGATATAGTATGGAGTTAGATCTGATTTACGCAGATATGCATAAACGTAATAGTTAGGTGGATAAGTATTCATGCTGATAGTTCCTCATAAACTGTTAGAGCCGGTGGATATGTCCAGTATCGCGATTGGCACCTTTATTTACCATAACAGTTGATATTTTTTAGATGTTAACGTATAATGTTAATATGAGTTCACTAATGATCGACATCGAAACCATTGGGGTGGCACCTGCTGCCACCATCTTAACTATAGCCGCCCAATCATTTGATCCCTTGGGTTCTGGGTATTATAAACAATATTACTACGCCAGGGTTTCATTAGAAAGTCAAGAAAATCGAACTATCGATGACAGTACTTTAAATTGGTGGGCAACCCAACCTACCCATGCTAGAGAAGAAGCATTTGCTGAGGATGATCGTGTTCCGTTAGATCAGGCTCTAGATGAGTTAGGCAAACTCATCTGGACTAGTAAATTTTTGTATTGTCAAGGGCCCACGTTTGATTGCACGATTCTTGAGCATGCCTACAAGAGTTATGGCAAAGCCCTGCCTTGGAAATACTATATGGTTCGAGATAGCCGCACAGTGTTTAGTCTGTGGCCTGAACTACCAATCCCTCCCACCAGCCACCATGCCCTAGAAGACTGCCGTAGACAAATAGGCATGTTGCAAGCAACACTTCAACATCTCAAAGTAACAGAACTCAAATGAAAAGCAATTGGGAATACACAAAAAATCAAAGTAAATATCATTTTGATGATACGAGAATCGACAAGCCCGGTGAGTGGTTTCGAATACTAGGACGTTACCAAAACACCTGGGCCCAAGAACTTGAGTATATCAAGCGGCACACTCGACCCATGACCTGGCGCAACAGAAAAAGTACCGTGGCAACGCCAAGACCCACAAGTCTGAGCCCTCACATAGAACAAGAAGAATATGATATTGTGCAGGGTGGGGGAAACCCTGAAATGGAACTGACAGATGTGTTTGATGATTTGGACAGGGTGCCCAATATCAAGCAGTTGTCTGCACAGTTTGCACTAGAGCAAGAAAAAACACGAGTGCATGTACAGCGTACCGGACAGGTGTTTAATCAACACATTGACAAGTTGGACATGGTATATCCTGATAGTGATCCTGCTGACATTGTGAAGTTGGTTGTGATGCTGGAAGATTGGCGCCCTGGGCAGTTTTACATTTATGGAACATGCACATACACACACTGGCAAGCCGGAGATGTGCATTGGTTCGACTGGGCAAACACTCCACATTCAACAGCAAACGCAAGTCACTATCCTAGATACAGTGTCAATATCATGGGACTGCGGACAAATAAAACTGATTTAGATATTTTTAAAAAGGATTAATATGATCATTGGCATCTGCGGATTTATAGGGTCGGGCAAAGATACTATTGCTGACTATCTTGTTAATTTACATCATTTTCGTAGGGAATCATTTGCATCAACTCTTAAAGATGCTGTGGCACAGGTGTTTGGTTGGGACAGAACCATGCTTGAAGGGCGCACAAAACAAGCCCGAGAGTGGCGTGAGCAAGTGGATCCATGGTGGGCCGAACGCTTGCACATGCCCACTTTAACTCCACGTTGGATCTTGCAATACTGGGGCACAGAAGTGTGCAGAGCCGGATTTCATGACGATATCTGGATTGCCAGTTTAGAAAACAAACTGCGTCACAGCCAAGATGATGTGGTGATTTCAGACTGCCGTTTTCCCAACGAAATCAAGGCTATCAAAAGTGCAGGTGGCCGGGTTATTAGAGTGACTCGTGGGCCCGAACCCTCTTGGTATGATGCGGCGGTGAGTGTAAATCGTGGTGCCAACGGCAACTCAACCTGGTCAATTAGTCACAGAAAATTAGAAAAATTTGGCATCCATGCTAGTGAAACTGCCTGGGTCGGCACGGACTTCGATGTGTTATTAGACAACAACGGCACCCTAGACGATCTCTACCAGCAAGTCAAATCATTGGTCACAAGTCCGGCTCAAGATCTCCCCGACGCCAAGTAACGTCACTACGCTTGACCTCTACACCGCAGTTCAAACACACAGTTCGTAGATTGCGTTGATTGCTGTTGTTTAGATCACCGTCCAGGTGAAACACAAACAATTGACTGGAATATCGTGCTTTGAACCCGCATTTGTCACATGCAGGTTTTTTCTTGTAACCATCCAATTGCCAACGAGGCACCGGCGCCTTTTGTTTGCGACCTCGACGTTGGCAAGCAGTACACATGGATCTATAGTACACACGGTCATATTTGTGATAGGCCACTGCACGAGGCAACACCCCACACACTTTACAAAACGGTCTCATGGGGTATTTAGCACACGAACCTACATGTAGGTTGTTCAAACTGGGTGTTTTTGGCGTTTGCCAATAAATATCTACAACTTGAAAAGGAAACCATTATGGCTTTAACATCACCAGGCGTAGAAGTAACAGTAATTGACGAGAGTCAATACGTACCCTCAGCCGTTAACACAGTACCCTACTTTGTGGTTGCCACAGCGCAAAACAAAGTATCCAGTGATGGAATCACTGTAGCAGCCGGTACTCTTGCCGCTAATGCAAACAAAACATATTTGATCACCAGCCAGCGTGATTTAGCAGCCACCTTTGGTGTGCCATTCTTCTACAACACCACAACTGGTACTCCTATCAACGGATACGAACTCAACGAATACGGCTTGCTGGCCGCTTACTCTGCCTTGGGTGTGACAAACCGCGCTTATATCCAACGTGCTGATGTTGATTTGACAGCACTCACAGCCAGTTTGACTCGTCCATTGGGCACCCCGGCCAACGGCACCTACTGGTTGGACACAGGCCTTTCTACTTGGGGCCTGTTTGAATGGAATGCCACCACAGAAACATTTGACCTACAAACTCCTACCATAATCACAGACACAACAGACACAGTGGGAGGCGACGGGTCAGACCCAATTGCTGATGCCACACCATTGGCAACCATTGGCAGTATTGGTGACTATGCTGTGTCGGCAGTAGATGCATATGCTTTTGTTTATTACAAAAAATACGACAACACCTGGAATCAAGTTGGTAGCAATGCCTGGAAAACTTCATGGCCCACAGTGGCAGGAACCAATGCAGTTACCACTACCTTGACTGTGGGTGCCAACATGATCATCAACGGCACCACAGTCACAGTTGGTGCAACCAACACTGTGGCAGGATTTGTTGCGGTTATTAATAGTGCCGCTATCACTGGCGTTACTGCTCGGGCAGTGAGCAATCAATTGTATCTGTATGCTACCAGTGCCGCAGGTACAGACGGTTCCACATTGAACAGTGATGGCTTTATTGAAGTTGTGGCCGGCCCTAACTTGGGAACTGCGTTGCTGACTCAGTTGGGTATTACTGCAAGCCAGTATCCTGCTCCAGAATACTTCCCAGGTTACAGTTATGAACAACCCAAATGGATTTCAGGTGCTACTATTGATCCATTAAATGCAAGACCCACAGGTTCTGTGTGGCAAAACATGAGTAGTGCCAACAACGGATTGCAGTTGATAGTCAAGCAATACAGTGCCGCCCTTGGAACTTTTATCACACAATCTTGCCCTGCCTATACCGGTGATATCACCGCAATTTATTCACTTGATCCCACAGGCGGCGGAAAGAACATTCCAGCAGGCACTACTTATGTGGCTTGGACTACTTTTGATTGGAGTACCATTATTCCTACCGCGGCATTCACAATTGAAGAACGTTATGCGGCAGGCGCCACAATAATAACTGGCACTACCGTACCTACAGGAGCGGCATTTACTGTAGGTAATAGTTTTGCTGTCAATGCCACGGTGCCTGGATCAACCACGCTATCTACCGCTACTGCTACCATTGGCGGAACCGGCACAGTAAGTGATTTCATCACTGCTGTATCGGCTATTGCAAATCCTTATGTTACAGCCAGTGTTAACTCAGCAGGTAACATTGTGTTTACTCATTCAGCCGGCGGCACAATATTTTTAAGAAATGTATCCGGTACCCCAGTTACAATTGCTGGTTTTGCAGTAGGCGCTCCTGATCAAGTACAAAACCCAGTAAGTGGCACAGGACTCAAACTCAGTAACTTTGTTTCAACACCATTGTTTGAATACACAGCCAGTTCTACTGCGCCAGACTCATATCCAGCAGATGGTCGTTTGTGGTATTACAGTGCAGTTGATGCAGCTGATATCATGATTCAAGATGATGGCGCCTGGCAGGGTTACCAAAACGTTACCAATGATGTTCGTGGTTACGATCTAACTGATTGTAATGCTACCGGACCCATCATCAGTGCCACAGCACCTACCACACAAACTGACACATCATTGAGTCCGTTGGTATACGGAGACTTGTGGATTGACACATCCGATCTGGAAAACTATCCCAAACTGTATCGTTGGCAAGCAGTCAGCGGTGTTGAACAGTGGGTAGAAATTGACACCACAGATCAAACCACACAAAATGGTATCCTGTTTGCAGATGCACGTTGGAGCACAAACGGCACCACAGACCCTTCAGCAGATGCATTGCCAAGCATCGTGAGTTTGTTGACCAGCGATTATCTAGATCCAGATGCACCTAACCCTGCACTGTATCCACAAGGTACCTTGTTGTTTAACACACGTCGTTCTGGTTATAATGTCAAGACTTGGCAACAAGACTACTTTACAACCACAGCCACTGACTATGCAATTGATGCTTATTCAGCAACCACAGCCTATGCTGTGAATGACTTTGTGAGTTACAGCAATGGCATCTACGTTTGTGCCGTGGCCACCTCAGCCGGCACAGCACCAAGCAATACTGCATACTGGAATCTGATAGATCTCAGCACATGGCTCACAGCAAGTGGCAACAAATCCAATGGCAGCATGTGGTCAGGTCGCTTGGCACAGCGTCAAATTATTGTGGAGGCACTCAAGTCAGGTATTGACACCAGCGTGGCAGCACGTGAAGAACAGAACCAATACAATATCATTGCCACACCTGCTTATCCAGAGTTGACACCAAACATGATTGCACTCAGCAACGAACGCAACAACACTCTGTTTGTGGTTGGTGACACACCCATGCGCCTGGGCCCAGATGGCACAAGCCTGGTGGCGTTTGCTACCAACAACAATGGCCTGGGGCAACCCAATGGCGATGGCAACATCTTGACCAGCAACTATTGCGGTGTGTTCTACCCCAGTTGTCAGACCACAGATCTTGGCGGAAACACAGTTGTTCAACCACCAAGCCACATGATGGTACGCACAATCTTGCGCAGTGATGCCGCAAGTTATCCATGGTTGGCGCCAGCAGGCACACGTCGTGGTGTTGTGGACAATGCCTTGGCAATTGGTTATATTGAAGCCACCACAGGTGAGTTTACACAAATTGGCGTGAGTCAATCAGTACGTGACATCCTGTATGAGCGCAATATCAACCCAATCACGTTCATTCCCGGAATTGGTATCACCAACTTTGGTAACAAGACCACCACTGCCACAACCACAGCACTGGATCGTATCAACGTGGCACGCCTGGTGTGTTTCTTGCGTGGACGCCTGGAAGAGATTGGTAAACTGTACTTGTTTGAACCCAATGACACAATCACACGCAATCAAATCACCAACAGTGTTAATAGCCTGATGATTGACTTGGTTGCCAAGCGTGCCTTGTATGACTACCTGGTTGTTTGTGACTTGAGCAATAACACTCCTGCACGTATTGACCGCAATGAATTGTGGGTAGACGTTGCTATTGAGCCAGTGAAAGCAGTGGAATTCATCTACATTCCCCTGCGTATCAAGAACACTGGGGCAATTGCTGCCGGACAATAATGAAACTGGGGCCTGATTTTTCAGGCCTCGTTTCAGGTAAATAAACATATAGGAGATAACAAATGGCAAGCGCATCACTAAACAGAATGACAGTACCGTTAGCAAGCGATCAATCCGCGAGCGCCCAGGGCCTGTTGATGCCCAAACTCAAATACAGATTTAGAGTATTGTTTCAAAATTTTGGTGTAACTAATAGCACAACAGAAATGACCAAACAAGTTGTCAGCGTGGCAAGACCCAATCTAACATTTGAAGAAATCGCATTACCAATTTACAACTCAACGCTGAAGTTGGCCGGACGTCATACCTGGGCTGATATCGCATGTTCAGTACGTGATGATGCATCAGGCAGTGTTATGACACTGGTTGGTGAACAAATGCAGAAACAACTGGACTTCTTGGAACAAGCATCAGCCGCGGCTGGTATTGACTACAAGTTTATGACCACAATTCAAATTCTTGATGGTGGCAATGGTGCAGACACACCTACAGTTCTTGAGAACTGGGAACTGTATGGTTGCTACCTGAAGGGTGCTGACTACGGTGAACTCAACTATGGTACCAACGAAGGTGTCACAATCAATTTGAACATTGCTTATGACAACGCCGCACAGACCAAGACCAGTGTGAACGATGGTGGTATTGGTGCTATTGCCACCGGACTTGGACGCACCATCGGTGGTTCAGTAACAGGTGTTGGCCTAGGCGCCTAAGGGCTAGGCAATGCCAACATTTGGTCAACAATTCTTTCAAGGATTTACTGAAGTCAATGCCTTGCGTGATTACACTCACGCAAGCAAGGTGTTTACTCCCAACTCATTTGAACTTAAACCTCGGTACAAGTTCCTTTTCCACGTTAGTTTTACTCTTAACTTTGCAGGTGTTCCTGGCCTGGCTGCCTATCTTGGAGTGCAAGGCAATTCATCATTGAGTTATGTGGTAAAGACTGTGGACTTGCCCAAGTTCACAATTGCCAACGAAACTCTCAATCAATACAATCGCAAGCGTGTGGTACAGACCAAGATCAATTATGATCCTGTCACTGTGGTATTTCACGATGATGCTGGGGACAATGTGCGCAAGATGTGGTACGCCTACTACAACTACTACTACAAAGATGCCAGCCAAAGTTACAATGAAGTATTGGAAAATGGCAACAACGGCAGCCTTGGTGAAAGCGCCAATAAAGTCACAGGATTTGGATACAATATTCGTGACATCTATGCCAACCAACGTGTGGGCAATGTCAACGACTGGGGCTATATTGGTGAAGCCTACAATGATGGTACATCAGGTCCTTCGGGCAAGGCTCCGTTCTTTCTTGATATTCAGATCACTGGCATGGATCAACACAAAACAGCAACTTATGTGTTGGTCAATCCACTAATCACCAATTACTCACATGATCAGTACTCCTATGCAGAAGGTGCTGGCACCATGCAGAACAGCATGACCATTGCTTATGAAACTGTGAAATACTATGCAGGGGCCATTGGCAAAGGTAGGCCAGATCAGAATATCAAAGGCTTTGCTGATCCCTCTCACTATGATCAAACACTGAGTCCAATCAGTCGTCCGGGCAGTCGTGCCAACTTCATGGGACAAGGTGGCCTGTTGGATGCCGCAGGAGGTATCATAGAAGACTTACAAAGTGGTGGACCATTGGGCATCATTGGTGCTATACAAAAAGCCGGCACAACCTACAATACGTTTAAAGGTAAAAATCTCAAGAGTATTGCTGTCAACGAAGCAGTGGCTCTGGGAACAAATGTGGTCAAAGGAGCAGTACCAGCTGCCATGCGACAGATTCCTGGACGAGCCAGTGGTATGTATTATCCTACTCCAAAGTGATTTTTAGGTAATTACTAATTATGGCCAGCATTAATTACACCAACTACAACATTGATCAAACAGTACGAGTGTTTGATGCATTCTATGACTATGATGTGAACATTCCTGTGGGTGACTATGACATAGTCAACAGTTACTTCAAGAGTGTGATGACCACAAAACAAGCCGCAGATAACTTTACTGCCAGTTTATTTAGAGTGGCACAAGACACTAATATTCCTCCATTGACCCTGTTGCAAACATTCCAGGCCAGCGGTGAGCAATTGGATCTCAACATCAACATGGCCTACTATCTCAACAGTATCAGAAGCCGTGCTACCTTGTTGGGAGTGGGCATACCAGTAGCACCCAACTACTACGCGGCTAGAAACGTCAGACAATAATGGCACACTGGGCACAAGGCACATATACAGTAGTGAACCGTGCCAAGTATGTGGGCAACGGCGAGCCCCGCTACAGATCTGGTTGGGAATTTAGTTTCATGAAGTTCTGCGACTCAAATGATGCTGTACTACAGTGGGCCAGTGAATCAATTGCTATCCCTTATCGTCATCCCTTGACAGGCAAGATGACACAGTATATCCCAGATTTTTTAATAACATATCGCACTAGAGGCAATCAAATGCGAGCCGAATTGATTGAAATCAAACCCAAAAAACAAAGCGTAATTGAGTCAAAAATGAGTTCAAAAGAACGTGCTATAGTTGCCATCAACTATGCCAAATGGGACGCGGCGACCAAATGGGCCCGACGCAACGGACTCACATTCAGAGTCATAACCGAACAAGACATGTTTCACAACGGTCGAGCGTGAGCCACTAAATATTGGCATGACTCGTAAACTTGAAGACCTTTTTGATCTCCCACACACCGAGGAAGAAGTAGACCTTGCTCTGCCCACACTTCCTACCAATAGAGAAACACTACTAGCCCTGGACGAAGCCATTGACAAAGTAGACAATGCTTTGCCTGCTGTGCGTGGGCTTGAAGCAACAGATACCGAAATGGATGAACTTGCCGGCCTGGCAACAGGCAGTTACAAAGATCTCATGGATCTTGGTTTTCAAGTTGATTCACGCTTTGCCAGTGAAATCTTTTCAGTAGCATCAAACATGCTGGGTCATGCTATCACAGCCAAGACTGCCAAACTGGACAAGAAACTCAAAATGATTGATCTACAGATGAAAAAAATGCGTCTAGATCAACAACAACAAGCCCTGGATGCCAAAGATCCTGAGGGCATGGCCGCCGCACAAACAGCACACGGCGTGGTTCTAAGCCGCAATGATCTGCTGGAACGTATTATTGGCAAAAGCCAAAACACGCAAAAAGAATAAATATACAACAGGATACTGAATATGAAACCATTTGCCAAATACCTAGCCGAAAGCGAACGTACATACAACTACCGCATCAAAGTGGTGGGTGATGTGCCCGATGGCTTTTTCAAAGAACTCCGAGATAAATGTGCTCAATTTGACATTGTCAATATGTCAAATGCCAAGAGCACACCGGTTCGTCGAGTGATCCCTGATTTTCCAGCGTTTCCCAATCAGCCAATGAAGATTGTGGATGTGGAATTCAAGTATCCAGCCATTGAGCCACAAATCAAACAACTGGCACAGATTCTTGGGCTGGATCCCAATCGCATTGTGATGATGTCCACTCCATATGAAGAAAGTCTCGACATTGAAAGTGAAAAGATTGCAGATCAAAATAAAGATTTGTTAGATTCACCATACCCTGCTCCTGATGCAGAACAACGAGCCTTGAGCAAAGACTATGCAACTGGTCCGTACGATCACGAAGTCTTGAAAAATGCATATCGTAGTAATTTTACCGTGGCCGGGGGCAAGACACCTCCTGCCAAAACCACAAATGAATTGCCAATGGGTAACAAGAGCCCCATGACCAATATCAAGCGTCAACCCCGCCCAGCCACTGGCGCAAACCCAAGAGGATAATACAATGACATTTTTTTACAATCTCAACGACAAACTAAACGCAATTCGCGAGAAGCCAGAAACCACACACGGTCAGTTAAATGAACGTGACATGGGCAAGCACAACAACAAGACCACTGGGTTTGATGCCTTGGCAAAAAAAGCCGGCAAAGAATACGGTAGCAAGGCCGCTGGTGAGCGTGTGGCGGGTGCTCAGTTCCAAAAGATGAAAAAATCTGGCAAACTAGAAGAAGAAGGCATGAGCCGTGCGGCCAAAGGCTATGAGAAGTATGGCAAAGAAGGCATGCAGGCCCTGGCCAAGGCTGGACGTGAAGGCAAGGCACTGGATCCAGTTCGTGCCAAGTATGACAAGTATGATAAAGACCAAGTCAATGAACTCAGTACTGACCTATTAAAACGTGCAAGGGACAAGGCAGGTATGAAATATGCTGATGCTGACGATCGCCGAGATCAAAAAGCATCTGACAAATACAATAGACTAGATGACAAGTTCAATAGTGCCTTGCGTAAAAAACAAAAAGACATGGACGAGGGCATGGGTGATGTGGCCAAGCGAGTTGGCAGTGCAGTCAAGAAAGTTGGCGGCGCTGTGATGAACCGCCTGGGCCATGGTGACGATCAATCCATGCGCAAAGACTTGCAACGCAAGATGGGCATGCCACAAACTGGCAAGAAGCCACAAGAACTTGATGAACTAAGTTCTGAGTTGCTAAACAGAACTAGAAATGCGGCAAACCGACGTAGTGTAAAATTTGATAATGAAGTTGACCGTATAAAAAGTAAATTGGTTAAACAAAGTGATGATCCTGAAATGGCATTGATTCCTGGGTACAATAAAGCAAGCCAACACTATGCAGATTTATCCAATAAAACCAGTGTCCATAAAGCCAATATGAACGATAAAATGCATGCTCAAAAGTTAGCATCACAGATGCCAGCAAAAATGAGAAATGCTGCCATGGCTGAAGAAGACGGTGCGCCAATGACACCTAAACAAAAGTCATTTGCTAAACTTGCACCTCCCAAAGACAAAATTACTTTTGCCGACAAGATTGCCGGCGCCAAGAAAGAAGTTGATGAGATGTTGGGTGACGTGGCTGCTGAAGCCATCAAAAGCGCACTTAGTCCCAAGCAAAAGAAAATTGACATGAACAAGAACGGCAAACTAGATGCCAACGACTTTGCTATGTTGCGCAAAGGCGGCAACAAGCAAGTGGCTGACGAAGGCTTTCCGACTGTGGACAGCGCCCGTGATGAAATGCGCAAACGCAAAGTTGGCGATGTCACACACGGTGACAAGCATGACACACAAGAAGTTCCTGGCGGCCGCAGAGTAACACGCAGAGTTGATCCCAACACAGGTTATTCAGTAGGTGCTGATAGTGATGAGCCAGCCGCAGGTGAAAAGCGCGGACGCGGTCGTCCAAAAGGTGCTGACAAAGGCCCTGAGCGTGTGACCAGCAAGGCTACCAAACACAAAGGCGGTCGCAAAACCAACGAAGCCGATCTTGGAAACGTCGCTGGTTACTACAAAGAAACTCAGGATGTAAAGAAACTTACAAACTGGTTAGAAAAAAACGCCGGTTTGCCAAGAAATTCTCCACTTTATTTTGACGACGTTGACCTTGTATACGGCGACAAAACTATTGTTCCCGGTGCCTTGGTCAATCCCAAATTAACATTCAATGATTTGTTAACTGCTGTTGTGCAAGCCTTAAAACAAGACATGGCGGAAGGTGATCTTGATATCATAGATCGTGGTGAGTATGATCAAGAAGGCGACATGGCCAAAGACAGTATTAAAACTGTGGTGCGTCATGCACAAGCCCTGGAAAAGATCCTGGGCGACAATGACAACCTGCCAGAATGGGTACAATCCAAGTTGGCCAAGATCGAAAGCATGATGACTGCTGTGGACGACTACATGCAGAACCAAGAGGACGACGAAATGGCCATGGGCGAAGAAAAAACTTCTACCCGTGACAACCGTGCTGAACGTGCAGGCCGCAAGGTTGCCAAAGACATTGAGTATGATGAGAAAAAGAAAGATGGCATTCACGGCAAGAAGCGTGGATCCGAAGATACCAAAGCAGAAAAAGCCGGCAAGAAAGTCACCAAAGACATTGAATACGACGAGAAGAAAAAGAAAGTCAAAGAGCAAGGCGGAACTGACACTCCCACAGCATCAAGTGGCTTCGGGTTTGGACAAGGCATTTATGACTCCATGAATCGTGAACTAGAAAGCATGATCTCTGAAAGCATGAATATCAGCATGAGCATGAACACTGACGCCACAGGCGGCCCAAGTCGGAGCGTGACTGTGACTGCCACTGATGACGATGCCATGAAACTGGGCGAGTTGTTGAAAAATGCCGGCCTAGGCGGCGATCATGACATGGGCGGCCAAGCACCTGGCGCCGAAATAGAAGTACACGGTGCAGAAGGCATTGCTGATCAAATACGTCAAGCAGTTGATGATGATCATGGCCACGACGACGAAGTGTGCGATGCATGTGGTCAAGAAGACTGCGGCTGCGAAACAGTTGACGAAGCCTATGGCGATGACGTTGTAAGCCAAAATTCACCTGATTATCCTACCAACACTGAAACTGCACAAGATAGTTTTGAATATTCGGGTGGATTAAACGGTCCTAAATCAACTGGACAAACAACTATTCCTGTGATTGCCAGCCAGGACGAGCGTCAACACACATACGAAGATGATCAAGAACTTCATAGAATGATGGAAATGGCCGGTGTCAAGAAAAAAGAAGTTGACGAAGAAAAAACTGAAGAAGGCAACTTGTTTACAAAAGGCCTTGCAGATAATGACGTCAAAGTTGGAGAAAAAATTCCAGGCACAAATGCTGTCAAGAAAAAAGATATTGACGAAGGCATTCTTGCTTCCACTGCTAATCTTTGGAAACAATACAAAGGACAATACGGAGTATAATATGACCACACAACCTTTTACCACAGCATTGACAACACCCCCTGTTATCAATCCACATAGTCCTGCCACTGGCGGTTACAAACAACAACCAGTGTACATTCCCGGTGTGTTGGATCAAACACGCAACTTGTTTCAACCAGTTGTGAGTGAACCACCCAAGGACACAAAATAATGCCTGCTGTTCAAGTTGTCAACGCTGTATCCAACGTGGCTTGGACTACAGACAAGGTAGAAATTGCTACCACGTTGGCCAACGTTACATTCCAAGTTAGTTTGACACAAACTCAATACATACAGGCCAATGGTGTGCCGGTGAACACCACCATGCCCACAGGCAACTTGTATGCCAATGCCATTGTGGTACCAGGTAATACCGTGCAACAGTACTATATCGGAGCCGGCAACTACCTTAACATTGTTACAGGCAATGCATTCACAGCCACAGCACTAGGTACTGCCACATCCGGCACAAGTGGTGTGTACGGCTCAACTTCGAGTTAATCGTGCGAGCACAAGAGTTTGTTACTGAAATGCGTCAGGGAAAATTAAGCACCCGTAATCAAAGTGCCACGGTGGGCCTTAATTTGTTTAGTGACAGTGAAAAAGCCAACAGTGACTATACTCTCAATCGTGTGATGATGGCCGTGGCCATGGCCGACGGATCTAATAAACCAATCAAGATGGATGGCAAGAGTTGGGTAGGAAAAAAACGCACAGCAAGCCCTTATACTGAAGTTGAGCAACGAATGCTCATACAAGCATACAAGGCAGCTGGGGCAGATTATGAAGATCTAAATCACGGCGATTTTGACAGTGAAGAACATCCTGCGGTAAACACCACTAGTCCCATTGAAGCATTTAAAGGCTACTGATGAGAGCACGAGAATTTATCACTGAAGAAGCAACATTGCCTCCTGAACTGGCAGATCCCATGAATCATGTGTTTGTGTTACCAGGGGTGCAGTCCAGTGACCCTTATCAAATATATCGTCTGGGTGTGGCCATGGCTCGAGCCAGAAGTGATGCCGGCACACAAGATCCCATACCCAACATGCCTGCTTGGTCAGCACAAGCCGCATTTGGCGAAGATGCTGTGATTGCTGGATTCAATGCCTCAGTAGAGCCAGTTATTGATCAAGCATTGAAAATGGCCGGCCTGCCTGTTAAAAAGGTACAGATAAGTACCCCCAACAGTTTAGAACCAGCCTCGGTCAATCACACCAGCCCAGTAAAACCCTTCAACGGTTACTAACTAAATAGTAGCATATTACAAAAGGCTACACAATGAAAAAAATATTAACCGTGGTCTTGCTACTCACAGCAGGACTAGCACAAGCCTGGGATCAACGTGCTCCTAATCCTGTACAGGCATGTCAAGTACACTCACCTTATGGATTTGCCATAGTCAATCGTCCGGTACAAGCAATTTGCCGTGAAGCGTATCTTGTGGCATATGATGCACCTGTTAAGATTCCTGCTTATGTGGCATATACACTACTACCACAAAACGCACTAGGATGCTTTCCGCGCACTAATGCATTTGTAGCAGACCAAAGCCTAGGTGGCACAGGTGCCAGACCAGATGACTATGCAGGCACAGGCTACGACAAAGGACATGCCGCTCCTGACGGTGACTTGAGTTGGTCAGCACAAGTGGAATATGAAAGTTTCTTGATGACCAACATGTATCCGCAACACGGATCATTAAATCGTGGTATTTGGAAACTGTTGGAAACAGCAGTTCGCGGATGGACGGTGCAACTAAACCAACCTTTCACAATTTATGTAGGTGCATTGTATGGTGCCGGTGACCCCACAATTGGCAACGGTGTTATTGTACCACATGGCTTCTACAAGATTGTTATCAACAACACAACCAAGCAGGCCGCAGGTTGGGTATTCCCACATACCAAGCCCTATGTTAACCTGGGCAACGACTTGACTGTGTTCCGCCGGCCCATTGCAGAAATAGAAAAAGTAGCAGGGGTTGACTATAAGTTTCCCCCAGGTGTTACGGAAGTACAACCTGGCAAAGAATGGCCAGTGGATTTTGGTGCATTGACCAATGCCAAACGTGCCCGGTGTGGTCGCAATGCGGAATAACGAGTACCCGGTATTACCGCCCGACGATGGATACGATCGACATCGTAATCCCTACAGCCCGGTGTAAATGTAGCATCGCAAAATTGGGCATGTAAATACTACATGAGCAATTTCTACTGTGCGGCACCCTGGCGTGGCCTGCACATCAATCCCCAAGGCAATGTCAAAACCTGTTGCGCAGGCAATCCCAACATGTTGGGTAACCTCAATGCCAACACCATTGAAGAAATCTTAAACACTGATTTAATGGCAGAAATACGTGCCAGCCTAGCACAAGGTCAGCCGCATGAGTATTGCAGTAATTGTGTAAAAGCCGAACGCTTTGGCGCAGACTCGGAACGTGCCTGGCACAACCGTGTGAATCCCAACTTTGATTATGCCCTAGCAGGTGACCGATATCACTATCCTGTGATATTTGATGTGCGTTGGAACACAACCTGTAACTTGAGTTGTAACTACTGTGGGCCCGGTTGTTCTAGTAAATGGGCTAGTATAAAAAACGTGCCATTCCGATCAGGCACAAGACCCTACTATGAACAAGTGTGTGACTTTCTTGAGCAACATCATGAACACATACACGAAGTGGCCTTGGTCGGAGGCGAACCATTATTATTGCCCGAAAACGAACGCTTGCTAGATGTCATTCCTGAAAGTGCCATAGTAACACTGATCACAAATATGAATGTTGATCTGGAAAAAAATAAAATATTTAAAAAACTTACCCAGAGACGTAATGTAGGCTGGTCCATGAGTTTTGACAACACGGGTGATAGACTAGAATATGTACGTCACGGTGCTGACTGGAAGTTGTTGCAACACAATATACAAACAGTTAAATATCTCATGAAGAACAATGGCCATTGGGGCGGCATACACGCTGTATACAATATTTACAGTGCCACACGACTTTGTGAGTTTAGGCAGTTTGCCCAAGATACTGGCACCACAGTGCTGTGGCAAAATTTATTCCAACCAGATTATCTTGATCCGTTCCAACATGGACCCGAAGTGGCTGAGTTGGCCAGCCGGGAAATCGATCGATTCTATGAGATGGACATTGCTACCCCAGCAGAGCGACAGTTCTTTGATCAAGCAAGAGACAAGTACAGTCAATCAGAGCCCAATCCTGAGATACAACAAAACTTTCGTAAACATATTCATGACAACGAAACTGTGTTCCATCCAGACAAATCGGGAGATTTTGTACGACTATGGCCAGAATTGGAATTCCTATGCAAATAACTGACAGCCCTACATTTTGCTCAGCGCCTTGGACCAGTTTGAACATTGATCAATCCGGGCATGTTAGTCCTTGTTTCCATTGTGTAGAGATGGTGGGAAACAACAAAAAAGACACAATACAAAACATCATTCGAGGCCCTATATTAACAAGCATGAGAGAAACCATGGCTCGTGGTGAATGGCACCCAGGATGCAGTTGGTGCAAAAGTCTTGAAGAAACAACAGGTTCAAGTGGCAGGACGGTGCGCCATGCTGACCAAAGTACACTAACAGAGATTGACAAAGATTTAGATTTTTTTGAATTACAACATCTTGTGGTCAACTGGAGTAATTTGTGTAACTTATCTTGTGTGTATTGTAATCCTGAAACCAGCACAGCCTGGCAAAGCGTCAAGAAAATACCTATCAATCATGTTAAAAATGAGCATGAGGACTTGATTGCACTTGCAAAAACACAAGGCCATAACATACACGGACTCAGTCTAGGTGGCGGAGAACCACTATTGCAAAAAGGCCTGGCTGATTTTTTAGATCACCTTGATCCCAACAAAGTCAATGTCATGGTCACAACCAATCTCAGTGTGAACATTGTCACAAACCCTATATACCAAAAACTCAAGACTTGGCCACGTGTGGAGTGGATGGTGAGTTTTGACAATGTTGAGGCTGACAAGTTTGAATATGTTCGCAACGGAGCACAATGGACAACACTAACTGCCAACCTTGACACTATGAATCAAGATTCACAAACAATCAAAGCACACCCGGCCTACAGCATATACAATGCATTTGATTTGATTTCATATTATGAATTCTGTACAGCCCGATCTTTAGAAATTTACTGGTGCGAACTCATGCATCCTTATGATCTAGATGCAAGACGACTGCCTGAACAACTGCGATTGCAGGCAATGTCTCAAATTGATCAAGTGACAGAACGCTGGGGCCACCACATTAATTTAGGAATACACACGCTACAAAACTATCGCAAGCAGTTACAGGATAACACTTATGTCAAAGATATCAACAAGTATAAACCTGAGGTGTTGAAGTTTCATCAAAAAATAGAAACTGAACTAAACAAAACAACGCATTTTGTTGACCTATGGTCAGAACTTGCAGAAGGAATCAAACATGGATTCGTTTAAAGATTCACTGCCATTGGCACCACCGTGGCACCCGGGGATATCATGTGCCGGACGAACACTAGATTGGCTGCCAACAGACACTAAAGAAAGTTACGAGCGCATGATACAAGATCCTGCACACCGTGAATATTTTCAGGCCAAAGGTTGGGACAAGCCCAATGCAATCACATACAAGATAAACAAGTATGGATTCAGATGCCAAGAATTTGAGTTTGGAGTCAAGTCGGTGGTTGCACTGGGCTGTAGTTACACAGTGGGCATTGGACTGCCACTTGACACAATCTGGCCGACCATATTGGGCAATGAACTCAACATGACATCATACAACTTGGCCTGGGGCGGTACCAGCGCAGACACTTGTTTTATGTTGGCAAAGTTCTGGTTGCCAGTGTTACGCCCGGAGTTGGTTGTCATGGCCGCTCCACCTAAAAACAGATTTGATATTATTAGAGCAACAGGCAAACCTGAAATGCATACAATGATGCCCAATACCACTGACGGTGAGTTCGGTGCTGATGTGATTCTCAAGCACTGGATGACAAATGAAGGTAATCAAGACTTAAATAACGCAAAGAACAAATTGGCAGTTCAGGCTCTTTGTCAAAATTTAGGAATACCCTGTTTGACCTACGACGCACACGATTATTTTGCTCGCAGTCGAGAAGAAGTAGAGTATGCCAGAGATTACATGCATGCTGGCCCACAAGGACACAAAATGTTTGCAGAAAGAATATTGGATGATTGGCGCAAAAAATACGCTTGATACTGTACTGGTCAAAGCACCACATCGTCGAGAAACATTCACTGAATCAGAACTTGAAGACTTTGCTCGGTGCGCAGATCCTGTGACCGGCCCTATGTACTTCATGGACAACTTTTTTCATATTCAACATCCTGTTCGTGGCAAAATGTTGTATCATGCTTTTGAATATCAACAGAGACTGATTGCAAACTATCACAACAATCGTTTCTCAATTTCGCTGATGCCTCGACAAACCGGTAAGTCAACGTCAGCCGCAGGTTACCTGTTATGGTATGCTATGTTTATACCTGATGCTACTATTCTTATTGCCGCACACAAATATCTGGGCGCACAAGAGATCATGCAACGTATTCGCTATGCCTATGAACTATGCCCTAATCATATTAGAGCAGGTGCCACCAGTTACAACAAAGGCTCGTTAGAGTTTGACAACGGATCACGTATTGTAAGTCAAACAACAACTGAAAATACCGGTCGTGGTATGAGTATTACCTTGCTGTATCTAGACGAGTTTGCGTTTGTGAGACCCACAATTGCCAAAGAGTTCTGGACATCTATCACACCCACACTGAGCACAGGTGGTAAAGCAATTATCACTAGCACGCCCAACTCAGACGAAGATCAGTTTGCCTACATCTGGAAGGGTGCCAACAAGACAGAAGATGAGTTTGGCAACCCACGAGCCGATGGCCTGGGCATCAACGGCTTTCGGGCATTTCGTGCCTTTTGGCGTGAGCACCCAGACCGTGACGATGCCTGGGCCGCAGAACAGCGTAGCCAACTAGGCGACGAACGTTTCCGTCGAGAGATGGACTGTGACTTTGTTATCAACGACGAAACATTGATCGCTCCTATCAAGTTATTGGAACTGGAAGGTCAAGAACCCACACACAAGACTGGACAAGTACGCTGGTATCGCCCCATTGACCAGGACAAGATGTACATTGTGGCACTTGATCCTAGCCTGGGTACAGGTGGCGATCCTTCGGCCATACAAGTATTTGAAGCAGAAACCACTGAACAAGTGGCCGAATGGCGCCACAACCGAACGGATGTGCCCACACAGATCCGAATCCTAGCAGACATCATCAAAGAAATACACTCAGTGGTCAAGGATGAAAAGAAAATCTACTACTCAGTGGAAAACAATACCTTGGGTGAAGCAGCCTTGATCTCCATTGCAGAATACGGAGAAGAAAATATCCCGGGCTATTTCCTCAGCGACAATTCAGTACAAAGTTCAAACGGACGCAGAATCCGCAAGGGATTTACCACTACCAACAAGAGCAAGATTGTGGCCTGCAACAAGTTCAAAATTCTAATAGAATCTGGGCGTATGAAGATCTACTCAAAACCCCTGATAACTGAACTAAAAACATTTGTGGCTGCCGGTTCCAGTTACGCGGCCAAGATCGGAGAAACAGATGATCTTGTGATGGCAGGCCTGCTTGTGACCCGTATGCTGATGTTGTTACAATCTTATCATGCAGACCTTAATTCCTACCTAAAAGACCACACTGATAACATAATCGAACCTTTTCCCTTCATTGCTTTGATGCGATGATGCGCTAAATATACTACCATGGCAACAACAAACTCTATATCACAACAACTGCTGGATTTGCTGGCCACACGCAATTTCCACCCCGAAATGCTGGACCGAATGGGCAAGCCCTCCAACGCAGAAGATGCCAAAACATTTACATTTGACTACATTTCCGGCGCAGGCAAGAACTACGGCACCATGGTCATTGTGCTGGACAGCGACAATGAGATGAAGATCATGTACGGGGACAATCTAGGTCGTACCATGGAAGGTGATGACAAGTCAGAGTTCTTTGACTTCTTACAGCACCTGAATCAAAAGGCCACCAGCAATCGTTGGACACACAGCATAGCGGACATCAACCAACTCAAGCACACCATGCAAGGCATGGCAGCCATACAAGAGGGCCTGTTTGAAGGCTACTATGGCACTCGCAAAGTCAGTTACGCAGGCGAGCCTACTCAAGCCCGATTACAAATTGTACACAGTCAGCCCTTGGGCGAAGGTGATGCACGTTATCGCCACATTGACCGGATGTTTATCGAAACAGCCGAGGGTGAAAAGTTCAAACTGGGATTTAAAAGTCTAAGTGGTGCCAGAGCCATGTTGGAACATGTGCGCCAAGGTGGCAAGCCCTATGACATTCGCGGCTGTCACATCTCAGAAACAGTAACCGAAATTGCTGTGTTAAGCCGGTTCAATAGAGCAAGTGCCAATCGTATCTTGGAAGGTGTCACACAAGAACTAGTAACAGAAGCACAAGTCTACTATCAAACCTTACGTGAAAATCTCAAGCACATGGCCTCAGGCCGTGGCTACGCAAAGTATTTCGAATCGTGGCATCCAGCCACCATTAACGAACAAGAAGGTGTTGTTGACAACATCAAGACCCTGTTCATTGAACAGAGTATAGACAGCCGTATTGAAGCGGCATTACCACTGCTGGCCAAGATTCAGCAAAGAGGACAAGATATGAAAGAAGCAGATATTTTTGAAAACTGGATTAACAATCTAGCAGAAGGCACATGGACCCTGCCAGAAACTCCTGAGCAATTGGACAAGTTAAAAACACTCATGACCAAAGAACTCATTGTTGGTCCCGATGCAACCAACGCAACAGAACAACTGTATGACTTGGTGGGTGACGATGAATTGTTTGATCGACTGCATGCTCTGGCTGATCAAGATCCGCGAGCCAACTGCTGGAACGATACAGAAGTTATGAACCGCTTGGCCGAACTGGGCGTTGAGTTGCCAGAGCCTGTCGCTCCGGGCAATCCTGCCGAACCACAAACAGGCGCAACTGCTCCTGTGGCAGCGGCTGTACCACCTAATCCTATGCCACAACAACCTATTGCGGAAGCAATACCAGGACAAGTGGCGCCAGCGTTAGATGCTCAAATAGATCCACAGGCAACTAACCAGTATGCTCAAAAAATACTCAAATCATTAGATCAATATTGTGGTCAGGACAAGTTTGAGCCCAAATACAATGATGATGGTTCAATCACTATCAGCAAACGCAGAGGCCAGCGGTGGGCAGACGATGTGTATCGAGAAATGGGCAAGAGTCTCAACGACCCTTATTTACGGCAACCTGGTGCGCTTACAGGGGAAAACATGAACAAAGCAGTTAATCCATACTTTGATATGTTTAGAGACCAGCGGTGGTTATTTACCCAACCGGTAATGGGACAGTTCACAATTGGTGTTACAAAAGCGCAACAACCTGCTGTGGCGGCAGAAGGTGACAACCTGGCCACATTCGAAGACATCAACAGCCTGCGTAACTTGGCCGGATTGCCAGTGGCCGAAAGCCGCTTGATGGACAGTGCAGGCGAAACACTAGAGCACATTCTAAACCGTTTCAAACACGAAGTCAAAAACTTCGAAGCCAACGGTGACCTTGATGATGACCTGTATCATGCCTTGTATGACTACTACAGTGACAATGGTGAAATGCCTTATGGCACAATGAAAGCACGTACTGGCGATCCTTACAACTGGATCAGCGATCGCCTGGCAGATGAATTAGGTGTAAATGAAAACCTTATTGCCCCAATGGCCATGCCAGTGGCTACAGAAGGTGCCGGATGCAACATGACCATGGAAGGCGAATACTGTCCTGAACACGGTCTGGCCGAATGTGGCGGCATGTATGAAACCATGGACGAAGAAGATGACCCTGGAGAAAAATTGGCAGGTGCCGGTGCTGGTGGGTTCGTTGGCAGCATGGGTGGCCTTGCCGCTGGCGGACTTCCAGGAGCACTTGCTGGAGGAATAGTAGGAGCCACGCTTGGCAATAAAATGGCCACTAATGCCAATGATTCGGGCACTCCTGATGAAACTCCAAAATTTGTAAGAGAAACAAATCTTCCAATAACCAACACTGCCAAAGATATTGGAGCAACTGCCGCTGACGTAGCAAATGCACCTGCTGATGCAATATACAGTGCCGGTCAGAATTTGTATCACGGTTCAGATGAGAATCCTGGGCGGGCTCGCGGTGATGAAGACAACGAGATTGTGCGAAATGCACGGAAACTCACTGATGGGTGGAAAGGTACATTGGCAGGCAGTGCTGCCGGAGGTATCGCAGGTGACATGGCCGGACAAGCAGTAGGCCCAGCGGCTGGCGCGGCCCTAGGTGGAGCCATTGGTGGACTTCCAGGGGCAATTGCAGGTGGAGCAATGGGTGCTGTAACCGGCGGACCAGTTGGCGGTGTAATCGGAGGCCTAGCAGGCGGCAAGATTGGTGACAAACTCGGCGATGGGCTTAAAGAAGGCGATGCTGTGCTGGCAAGAATAAAATCCTTGGCTTTGCTGAAATAACATAAATAAACACATGAAAGAAGTGTGTGTAGTAGCGCACACTTCCGTAAACAACTAGTTAGGCAAAATTCTCTACCGTACTGGTAGGAAACACAGACAGGCTGTGTTAAAATAACCTTGTAGGCAGCATTTAAGCAAGACTTAAATTTTAAAATCATATTAACGCATAGAAAGGCAACACAATATGGCATCATTAGCAGATATTCGCGCACGTTTACAAGCGGCAGAATCAAAACAAGGTGGGCAATCCACCGGTGGGGACAATTCGATTTACCCACATTGGAACATGGAAGAAGGCGCATCTGCCACATTACGCTTCCTACCCGACGGTAACACAAAAAACACATTCTTCTGGCAAGAACGAGCAATGATTCGTTTGCCCTTCAACGGCGTCAAAGGAGAGATGGACTCCAAGCAAGTTATGGTACAAGTACCTTGCGTGGAAATGTGGAACGAAGCCTGCCCAATCCTGGCAGAAGTTCGTACCTGGTTCAAGGACAAGAGCCTTGAAGACATGGGTCGTAAGTACTGGAAGAAACGCAGTTACATTTTCCAAGGCTTTGTGCGTGAGAATCCCTTGAGCGATGACAAGTCACCTGAGAATCCAATTCGCCGATTCATCATTGGTCCACAAATCTTCACAACCATCAAAGGAGCCTTGATGGATCCTGAACTGGAAGAATTGCCAACAGACTACTTGCGTGGCCTGGACTTCCGTATCAGCAAAGGTGCCAAGGGCGGCTTCGCTGACTACAATGGGTCAAAGTGGGCTCGTAAAGAGTCGGCCCTGACCGAAGCAGAACAAGCCGCAGTTGATGCACATGGGCTGTTTGACTTGAGCACATTCTTGCCCAAGAAGCCAACTGATGTTGAGTTGAAGGTGATCAAAGAGATGTTTGAAGCATCAGTTGATGGCCAGCCATACGACACAGAGCGTTGGGGTCAATACTTCCGTCCTGCTGGTGTACAAGCACCTGCCGGTAGTTCAACTCCGGCACCTGCTGTAGCAGTAGATGGACACGGTGATGTTCATGAAGTGGCAGCAAAGCCAGCACTCAAAGTAGCGGCTCCTGTCAGCGACTTTGATGAAGACGAAGCACCAGCACCAACCGCTCCTGTGGCAAAACCTGCCGCTAGTGGACAAAAGGCCGAAGACATTTTGGCCATGATCCGCGCTAGACAGCAAAAGTAATTGAACAAGGCCTACGGGCCTTGTTTTTATTGTATGCCAAAACTGCGCTGGACTCAAACTCATGATGTTATAGAACTTGCGGTTATCGATCACAGTGTTTACGAATATTTTGTAGAGCAACTTAATTCTCGTGCTCTAAATCAATACACAGTGTCGGACCTAGGGTATGCTTCTCTGAGTCAAGAATTACAACAACGTTTTGATCGCATACAATCTTTTGTTCACAATCGATTGCATTTGACAGATTTTGATATGGAGCTTGACCCAGGCAATCAAGATGATCTCAATCATCTACACAGACTGTGGGTCAAACTTCATCAACGTTTTCCTAATATTGCTACTGTAGCAGATCATGTGTTGCCGGGAGATCTAGAGGCAATCAATAAATTGATACATGCTATTGAGGAGTCTACTTTGAATTTCAAAGCAGTCACTCCAGATCCCAATTACACAATGTCCAACCGTTTTGGTACAAGGGCATTGGGATTCGGAGTTTACAATATATCTATTGCCTACAACAATCTTGGTAGATCTACTTGGCAAAAATGGCAAAACAACGACTCAATTGTGGATACTGATTTGAATGACTTTTCGGAATTATACACAACATTGCAATTGAATGTAGCACGACCCGAAACATGGGCACCGCCAACACAATATCAAACATGGTGTGATCAACATGGTTTGCCCTGTGTGGGTAGCCAAATGCCACTGGCAAACTTTGACAAACTAGATGAAAATCTGTTACAATACAGGCAATTGTTCTATAAGAATTCACTGATAGAAAATAATTTTATTACATTGGAGTAAACATGGGAAAACCATTTGACGTAAGCAAGTTCCGCAAGGAAATCACTAAGAGCATTGATGGCCTTAGTATTGGATTTAACGATCCCACAGACTGGATCTCAACAGGCAACTATGCCTTGAACTACCTGATCAGCGGAGACTTCACTCGCGGCGTACCATTGGGCAAAGTTACTGTGTTTGCTGGCGAATCGGGTGCCGGTAAAAGTTATATTTGTTCTGGGAACATTATTAAGAACGCACAGGAGCAAGGCATCTATGTGGTGCTGATTGATAGTGAAAATGCACTAGATGAAAAATGGTTGCATGATCTTGGGGTAGACACTAGCGACACCAAGTTGTTGAAATTGTCAATGGCCATGATCGATGATGTGGCCAAAACAATCTCCACATTCATGAGCGACTACAAAGCACTACCAGATGGCGAACGTCCAAAGGTGTTGTTTGTTATTGACTCATTGGGCATGTTGCTTACCCCTACTGACGTTAACCAGTTCGATGCGGGTGATATGAAAGGTGACATGGGCCGTAAACCCAAAGCACTTACTGCACTGGTTCGTAACTGTGTAAACATGTTTGGCAGTTACAATGTGGGCTTGGTTTGTACCAATCACACATACGCTAGTCAAGACATGTTTGATCCTGACGATAAAATCTCGGGTGGTCAAGGGTTTGTTTATGCAAGTTCGATTGTTGTTGCCATGAAAAAACTCAAACTCAAAGAAGATGAAGACGGTAACAAGATTACCGACGTCATGGGCATTCGTGCCGCATGCAAGGTAATGAAAACTCGCTACGCCAAACCCTTCGAAGGTGTACAAGTTAAAATTCCGTACGAAACTGGAATGAGTCCTTATTCGGGACTAACCGACTTGATTGAGAAGAAAGCCATGCTCAAGAAAGAAGGCAATAGTTTGGTGTTTACCACAAGCGACGGCGAAGTGATCAAGAAGTTTCGTAAGGCATGGGAACGCAATGACGACAATTGTCTCGATACTGTTATGAAAGACTTTGCAAATCAGAGAGCAGAGGTAAGTACTCCGGAGGAAACAGCAGATGAGTGAAACAATAGCCAGTGAAATTTGGGGAGAACTCAAGCGTTTTGTAAACACAGTAGACCGTGACGAAGCTGCGGAAACTGTGATACAGATCTTGATGGACAATGATAGTGATGTGGAAGACATTCGTGCGGCCTTCAAAGGTGATTCAGACATCAAACGTGCGCTGACTGCATATCTTGACAACGACAAAGACTATGCGGCAGAAGATGAAGAAGATGAGTCAGAAGAAGAGGAAGAAGACGAAGACTGGGAAAACTAATGTGGTACAGCCGCGTAGTTGCCAGCCTTGGTGCCATCCCAGACTTCATAAATCACTACGAGCGTGAACTTGAAGATGCCAAAAAGGACTGCAAGATCTACGGCCTAGTGGAAAAGAATATCACCGCTTTGCCCGGCATCACTGAGTTTAGGTACAATCAACTGCAAGAGATTGAGGCAGTACTAAACTATCTCAATATCCAACTGCGTAAGATACGTAGAAAACATTTTCAAAAGTATCTTGAAGGGTACGCTCGTGCGCTGACATCAAGAGATGCTGAAAAGTATGTGGACGGCGAAGACGAAGTTATTGACTACGAAACCTTGATCAATGAAGTGGCGTACCTGCGTAATCGCTGGTTAGGCATACTCAAGGGGCTGGACACCAAACAGTGGCAAATGGGACATGTGGTCCGCCTAAGAACTGCAGGCATGGAAGACATCCAGGTGTAAATACCTGCATGAAAATCGTCATAGTAACTGGTGGCTTTGATCCTCTGCATTCCGGGCATATCTCTTACCTAAATCATGCTGATCACCTGGGTGATCACGTGGTTGTGGGCCTAAACTCTGATGCGTGGCTCACACGCAAAAAAGGCCGCCCATTCATGCCCTGGCGCGAACGCATGATTGTGTTGGACAATCTACACATGGTTGGGGAAGTAATCGAATTCAACGACGATGACGGATCCAGCATTGATGCTATCCGCAAGGTCAAGGAAAAATATCCCAACGATGAAATTGTGTTTGCCAACGGCGGAGACCGTACATCCAAAAACATTCCAGAACAGGTATTTGATGATGTGGAATTTGTGTTTGGGGTCGGAGGGGAAGACAAAGCCAATTCTAGTTCCTGGATATTAGAGGAGTGGAAAACTCCCAAAACATCACGTGCCTGGGGTTACTATCGTGTGTTACACGAAGTAGGCACACATACCAAACTCAAAGAACTTACTGTGGCACCCAAAACATGTTTGAGTATGCAACGTCACGATCAACGTGCAGAGTTTTGGTTTGTGGCCCAAGGTGAAGCCGCAGTTTACACACTAGACAGTTCAAGCGATCACGACTTGGTAGGTACATATGGACCGCACGAATATATTTGGATTGCTAAAAATCAATGGCACATGTTGTGCAACGAAACTGACCAACCACTCAAACTAATTGAAATACAATACGGTGAGAATTGTGTAGAAGAGGATATCGAGCGCAGATGAAAGACATTATACCAATCTTTATTGGCTATGATCCGCGTGAGGCCATAGCATATCACACCTGTGTCAACAGCATTATTAGACACGCAAGCAGACCTGTGAGTATTGTGCCTGTAGCACTGAATCTGTTCCGGGACTATTCGGAAACACACACTGACGGTAGCAATCACTTTATCTACACAAGATTTTTGGTGCCGTACTTGATGGGATTTTCGGGTTCGGCTATCTTCATTGACGGTGACATGATTGTGCGTGGTGATGTTGCAGAACTTTGGGCTATGAAAGATGTTACCAAAGACGTGCAAGTGGTCAAGCATGTCTACAAGACTCGCATGCCTGTGAAATACCTAGGTTCTAAAAATGAAGACTATCCTAGAAAAAATTGGTCTAGTGTTATTTTGTGGAATTGTAATAGTTTTCCCAATCGTAAACTTTCTCCTGAGTTTGTGCAACGATCCACAGGTAGTGAACTCCACCGCTTCTCGTGGTTGGATGATACTCGCATTGGTGAATTGCCGCCAGAATGGAACTGGTTACCCGATGAATACGGGCCTAATCCCGCGGCCAAGTTGTTGCATTACACCCTGGGCACTCCATGCTTTCACGAGTTTGCTGACACTCCCATGGGTAGTGAATGGCACAGAGAACGCATACTAACTGAATATTGCCAGCAAAGGTCAATAGAATGATCTGGGAACAGGAAGACGAATCATCATATATTCCGCCTCCGCCGCCAGAACCTCCTGCTCCGCCCGAACCGCATGTGTTAGATCAAGTGGTTCCTGAGATACGGGAAATATTTGATAACATACTAAAGTATCGAGTGGATCCAGCAGGATCCACTTACGGTATCACACTCCAAACGTTGAGTGAACAATTGGCGGCGCTACCGGTCAACAACATAGTGAGCACCGACAGCGAATACAGATACGAAAGAAAAGGTCATATGTACGATCCCATACTAAGCAGTTTTGTACAAGGTGCCGGGGGTCAAATCAGCACCTGGGCCCGAGAAGAACACACAGAAACTGCTGTGGTGTTGCGTGGCATCACCAAACGCAAACAAATGGATGCCTGCCGCGCCTCAGGAAGAGATTTCTACTATATTGACACTGGCTACTTTGGTAACGGTAAAAGAAAACTGTATCACAGAATTACCAAAAATGATGTGCAATGGTTTGGTGATATTGTAGAACGTCCCTGGGACAGACTAGAAAAAACCAATGCAAGACCAAAAAAAATGCGCCCGGGCACAAATATTCTTTTGGCACCGCCCAGTCAAAAGTTACTGAACAACTACGATATCATACTTGACGATTGGTTGGAGACTGTACAACAAGAAATCAAAAAGTACTCAGACAGACCTGTTGTTGTAAGAACCAAACAGGGTCGTAGTGCCAGAATTTTTGATGACACAATAGAGATGGCCTTGGATCGTGATGTGCATTGCTTGGTCACATTCTCCAGTATTGCCGCAGGCGAAGCCTTGCTACATGGTAAACCAGCAATCACACTGGGTCCAAATGCGGCCGGACCGTTGTGTAGTCAAAGTCTTGCTGAAATAGAAAACCCGCGCCGACCCAGCCTAGAGGAAGTGGAAGCCTGGGCACGACACATGGCATATTGTCAATTTACAGAAGTGGACATGCGTGATGGCACAGCCTGGCGCATATTAAACAATGCTTGATTGTGTGGTTTATGTTTCCAGTGTGGCCAATGTTAAAAAGCACACACGCAAAACTCAATGTCTTGAAAGTTTTGCCACAGGGGTGGCCAGTTCAGGAGGCCTAGTGCGTGTTGAACGAGATTATGTTTACACACCCAGTCGTCTGGCAGTGATGTTGGGCTGGGCAACCACCAACACCGGTGGACGTAACATAACCTTACGCAAAGAAATCATAGCAGAACAACGTAGACGTGGACTCGATACCATGTGTATTGATGCTAGTTGTTGGAAGTATACGGATGACGGCAGTAGGTATCTACGCTACAGTTTGAATGGACCGTTCTATGATCGTGCTGAATACGCCAATCATAACAGCGACTCAAGTAAGTGGGACGAAATCCGACAAGCATTACATATTGAATTAAAATCTCCACAATCAAATCTTCAGGGTCATGTTTTGATTTGTATGCAACGTGATGGCGGCTTTAGCATGAAAGCATTGGATCCCATGACATGGCTTAATGGAAAAATTAGACAAATTCGACAACATACCCAACGCCAGATCATGATACGTCCTCACCCAGGAGATTATAGATCTGAAGATTTTCACAAGTGGAACAAAAGACAACTCAATAACGATACCAGCATCATGATAGCGGATCCTGCAATTACGCAGTTGACAGACAATCTAAACGGTGCTCATGCCGCAGTATTCTTCAACAGCAGTGCCAGTGTAGCGGCTGTGTGTGCTGGCATACCTGTGTTTGCGGATGATTCAAGTTGTGTAGCCTGGGCGGTGGCCAATCA